AAATACTTAAAGCCATAGATCATCACACTCGTTTTTATATGAAGACGGGTGATCCTTGGCATGAGGAACAGGCACAAATACTTAGAAAATACGTCAAAGATTTAAAAATTTGGATACATAAAGAAGAAGGATGGTGGAATGAATGATTAATAAGAATGACATTTATCTTGGTAATCCAAACTTAAAGAAAGCAAACGTTCAAATACAATATACTCAAGAACAGATTCAGGAATTTCTTAAATGTAAAGAGGATCCTGTTTATTTTTCTGTAAATTATATTAAAATTGTTTCTCTTGATGAAGGTTTAGTTCCTTTTGAAATGTATGATTTTCAGAAAGATCTTCTAGAAAAATTTCATAACAATAGATTTAATATTGCAAAACTACCTAGACAGACTGGAAAATCGACAACGGTTATTTCTTATCTGTTACATTATGCTGTCTTTAATGATAATGTAAATATTGCTATTCTTGCTAATAAATCTAAAACTGCAATGGAACTATTGCAGAGACTTCAGTTAGCATATGAAAATCTCCCACCCTGGTTGCAGATGGGAATCATTTCTTGGAACAAAGGTTCACTGGAACTTGAGAATGGTTCTAAAATTTCTGCAAACTCAACATCTAGTTCTGCTGTCCGAGGGATGTCATTTAACATCATCTTTCTGGACGAATTTGCGTTTATTCCTACACATATTGCAGAACAGTTTTTTAGTTCTGTATATCCTACTATTTCATCTGGTAAATCAACCAAAGTTATTATCATCTCAACTCCAAACGGGATGAACATGTTCTATAAACTTTGGCATGATGCACAAAGAAAGAAGAATGAATATGTAACAACCGAAGTACATTGGTCTCAAGTTCCTGGTAGAGATGAGGAATGGAAAAGACAGACTATTGCAAACACATCAGAAAGACAGTTTATTCAAGAATTTGAGTGTGAATTTCTTGGTTCTGTTGATACTCTGATCAGTTCTTCAAAACTAAAAAATATGGTTTATGAAGATCCAGTAGTTTATAACTCTGGTCTAAGTGTATATGAAGAATCAAAAGAAGGACATGAGTATATTTTAACTGTCGATGTATCCCGTGGAATCAACAATGATTATTCCGCTTTTGTTGTATTTGACATCACTACTATTCCTTATAAGGTTGTTGCAAAATATAAAAACAACGAAATTAAACCAATGTTATTCCCCTCAATTATTGAACAAGTTGCAAAGGGATATAATAGAGCATATTGTTTAATTGAGGTAAATGATATTGGTGCCCAAGTTGCAGATATTCTTCATTATGATTTGGAGTATGATAACATTCTCATGTGTGCAATGAGAGGTAGAGCTGGTCAGATACTTGGAACTGGTTTCTCCCATAAAGCTTATTTGGGTGTGAGAACTACTGCGGCAGTTAAAAAAACAGGATGTTCTAACCTAAAAACAATGATTGAGGATGATAAGTTAATAATTGCCGATTATGACATTTATAGTGAGTTAACGACATTTATTCAAAGAAATAAATCATTTGAAGCAGAAGAAGGATGTCATGATGATTTGGTTATGTGTCTTGTTTTATTTGCTTGGATGGTAATGCAACCATACTTCAAAGAAATGACTTCCAATGATATTAGAAAAAGAATCTATGAAGAACAAAAAAATGCAATAGAACAAGATATGTCACCTTTCGGATTTATATTAGATGGCACAGAAGAAAGTTCTTTTATAGATACTACTGGAGAACGATGGTTTGTTGATGAATATGGTGATAGATCATTTATGTGGGAGTACAGGTAATGGATATAGAAGAATCTTTTGCAGTTGAACACTTATTTCTTACTGAAAGAAAATGCAGAACTTGTGGTGAAGTAAAAGATTTAATTGATGGATTTTATAGAACTAGAAAGAATAGATATAATCTAAGTTCTTCATATTCATATGAATGTAAAACATGTACTGTGAAACGAATAATTAAAAGTAGAAAAAGAAAAGATTCCAATACATTCTGGGAATATCCAGATTGGTAAGTGTTCATGCATCGTTTCCCCAATTTAAAAACCAAAAATAATAAATAATAGTAGAGAAAATTAATCTCAAGGAAGGTATACAAATGTCATTTGCTTCACCAGGGGTAACAATTAGAGAGATTGATAAGACTACTTCCCTAACAACATCAGATCAGCAAATTGCTTGTGTTGTTATTGCAGCAAGAAGAGGTCCTGTCAATAAAGTAACATACGTCAGGTCAGAAAGAGAATTGGTAGAAGTTTTCGGCGAACCAGACGACAATAATTTCGAATCATGGTTTTCTGCAGCAGCTGTAATCGCTTACGGCGGTGTAGTTGCAGTTATCAGACCAAATGATTTAGAAACCGATATCAGAAATGCTAACTCATCGTTAAGTGGTTCAAATCCAAATGTAATCATTAGCACTCTTGAAGATTATCAAAACGCTAATTCAACACCTTACTACTTTGCTGCCAGAAGTGCTGGTGCAGAAAGTAATGGATTGGAAGTTCATGTAATTGATCATGGTGCTGATCAAATTCTAACCATCGAAGGCGTAACACCCGTTACTACTTCTATTCAAGTAAACAACAGTACAAACTTTGTTGCAAATCTTGCAACTGGAGACCTTCTAAGAATTGGAAAAGAGTATTTAACAGTTGGTACAATTAATGCAACTTCATTAAACAAAACCAATCCTGCAAACATTCCTGTATCTAGAGGTTCTCTAGGAACTGCTTCAACTGCAAAGTACAAAGCAAATGATCTAGATCTCGTCAAGTGGACTCTTGCAGAGAATCCAGAAACTTATAACACAATGTCTGTAAGTGAAGCTGTAGTTTCTACAACCGAACAGTACATCACTATTTCTGGGTTAATTCCTACTGAGTGGGATGTAAATGATTATCTCAAACTAAAGAGAACTGCAACTGGTGGAACAACAACTTTTGAATATGTACGAATTATTTCTCTTGATACTGATACAAATACAGTAAAAGTATCGCGAGCTGCACTTGGAACAACCGCAGGTAATTTTAGTGCAACTGCTGGAGCTGGAGAAACAAACGTTGAAATTAAACTAATCCTTATTGATTTTGTTGCAACTTCAGTTAAGACAAAACTAACTTCACCATATCCTGCATATACTCAGATTAATGACAGGACTATACAAGTTGCTTCTGCGACTGGTCTTGCAACTGGTAATTTCATCAGACTCAATACCGAGTATTTGAGAATTACTGATATAGTTGGAACAACTCTTACTGTATCAAGGGCTGCTCTTGGATCAACAGAAGTTGCTAGATTTAATGCTGGAACTACCGTAACTAAGTGGAACTTAACTACTTCTTCAGATTCTGCAGATGTAGTAACCATGAACAATACTGCAGAAAATCCATTTGATCTAAATGAGGTTTATTTCACTTTCAATGAGGCTGTTCCAACGACATTTACTGTTGGATCATTCTTAATCCTAGAAAGAAAAAATAATGGTACAAATACTCAACATGAGTATGTAAAAATCTTAGGTATTGATACTGAAACCAAAACAGTAGAAGTACAAAGAGGACAACTTGGTACTGCAAATAGAAAGTTTGATTCAACAGTAAGAACAGGAGAATCAAACGTAACTGTTACTGCAACTCTTGTAATCTTTGCTGCATCAGCAACAGTGACAACTACGACCGAAAAATTCCCATCATATGTAATTTCACAATTTGATGGTGATTTAGGAGATATCGTTAAAGTTGGAACTGCTGTAAATTCTTCGGTTCAAGCTTGGGTTTATGACATTGGTTACGATACCATGACTGTAACTCTAAGAAATCCAAACAGAAAGTTTAAGATCAATGATGATCTTTATGATGCAGATGGTAACGTTTACTTAGGTAAAGTTGTAGGTATTCAAGATTACTATGCAACTAGATCATATGGTCCAAAGCTAAGATGGTCTGCAATTGCTCCTCAGCCAGGAACTTCAGATTACGCAAGGTCACGTGGTGGTTTATTTGACCAAATGCACATCATTGTTGTTGACAGAACTGGAAAGATTACAGGAACTCCTTATACAGTAATTGAAAAATTCCTATATGTCTCGAAAGCAACTGATGCAAAAACTACTGATGGAGATGTTACATTCTGGAAGAAAGTAATTGAACAAAAGTCAAACTACATTTATGGTGGAGATGATTTCTATCCAACACAAGGATTAAATCTCACCGTTCCTCCTGGTACTGCATTTGTACAGAGAAATATCAATGATTCCGTATCAAATTCACTGTTTGATGTTATCAGAACTTCTGGAGGTTCATCAGCTTTAAAATTTGTTTTTGGTAGTGGTAAAGATTATCCATTTGCTGTTAAGAGAGATATAGTTGAAAATGCAATTACAAATGCTTATCAATTAGTAGCAGATCCAGAAGATGTAGAAGATATTGACTATCTCATTCCTGGTTCAATTAGTTTCGATAGAGCTAATAAACTCATTGAAGTTGCAGAATCAAGAAGAGATTGTCTTGCCTTTATTTCTCCATTAAGAACATCTGCACTATCTAATCTTCCTAACTCAGAAAAGACGTTTGAAATTATTGAGTTCTTCGAAACTCTGCCAAGTACATCATTTGCAGCTTTTGACTCTGGATATAAGTACATCTACGACAGATATAACAATATCTACCGTTATGTTCCTTGTGCCGCAGACATGGCTGGTCTATGTGTTAACTCAACGTTAAATGCAGAAACTTGGTTCTCACCAGCTGGTTTCACCCGAGGTGCAATTAAAAACTGCATCAAGTTAGCTTACAACCCAAGAAAATCGGATAGAGATGACCTCTATGTAAGAAGAATTAATCCTATCGTAACGTTCCCAGGTCAAGGAACAGTTCTATTTGGTGATAAAACTGCCCTTGGTGTTCCAAGTGCATTTGATAGAATTAACGTAAGAAGACTGTTCGTAGAACTTCAGAAAGTTATTTCGAGACTTGCTAAGTATCAGCTATTTGAAATCAACGATGAAATTACAAGAAACACCTTTGTCAACATGATTGAACCATACCTTCGTGATGTTCAAGCAAGAAGAGGTGTTCAAGAGTTCTTAGTTGTTTGTGATGGTACAAATAATACACCAGATGTGATTGATTCAAATGAGTTTAATGCTGATATTTACATCAAACCAAGTCGTTCTATCAACTTCATCACTCTGACCTTTGTTGCGACGAGGACTGGAGTTTCGTTTAGTGAAGTAACCGTTTAATAATTTTTCTGTAAACATTCTCGGAGATACCAACAATGGCAAGAGGTTTAATGGATTTCAAAACCGCCCTTATAAAGGGCGGTGCCCGTCCAAATCTGTTCTCAATTAATCTTAATTTTCCATCATTAACAACCATTGAGAACGGTGTTTCGACACAACAAGAACTAACTGGTCAAGCATCTTTCCTTGTAAAGTCTGCACAATTACCAGCATATAACATGGGTGTTATTGAAGTTCCTTTCAGAGGAAGAATGCTAAAAGTTGCTGGAGACAGAACTTTTGAACCTTGGACTGTAACCGTCGTTAATGATGGCGATTTCAAACTAAGAAAAGCATTTGAGGCTTGGAACAAAGGAATCAACGCCTTAACTGAAAACGTATCACAATTAGCATATACTGCTGCTGGTGGTACTGGTCTTGCATATTGCCAAGATTTCACAATCACCCAGTTAGGTAGAGATGGTGTTTCACCACAGAGACAAAATGCAAATGGATATGTCGATGCAACAGGCAATGACTCAACGATGCTCAAAACAAGAAGATATAAGTTCTTCAATGCATGGCCTTCATCAGTCTCCTCGATTGATGTTGCTTACGACAGCAATGATCAGGTAGAAGAATTCACCGTTGAATTCCAATATCAGTTCTTCGAAATCGTAAGTCCAACTGGAAATGCATAACTAAATAGGAAGGTAAGTAAATACAAAATTTAGAATGGCAGAACTATTTGGTTTTTCAATTGATGATCGTAAGAAGAAAGTAAAGGGGAGAGAAATCTCCCCTGCACCTCCCTCCGACGATGACTCAGTATCTACTATATCCGTTGGCGGCTATTTTGGTCACTATTTGGATATTGAAGGAGTAGCGAAAAACGAATTTGATTTGATTAAAAAATATCGTGAGATTTCACTTCACCCAGAAGTGGATACAGCAATTGATGATATTGTAAATGAAGCTATTGCATCAGATTTAGATTTTTCACCTGTAGCTGTAGAATTATCAAATCTAGACGCAAGCGATTCAATCAAAACAAAAATTAGAGAAGAGTTTGACAACATTCTCAAACTCTTAAAATTTGACAAGCGTTGTCATCAAATTTTTAGAAGGTGGTATATTGATGGAAGAATTAATTATCATAAAATTATTGACCTCGACAAACCAAAGGACGGCATCAAGGAGTTAAGATTTATTGATCCTTTGAGAATTAAAAAAGTAAGAGAGAAAAAAAAGAAAGAAGAATATATGGCATCACCTGGTCCTGGAGGAACAGAACCAGCAAAATATGATTATGGAGATTTTATTGAATATTACATTTATTCTCAACAGGGATATCAAGGTTTCAGTGGACAAGGTGTAAAAATTGCACCTGATGCAATTACATTTGTTCCATCTGGTTTGATGGATTATAATCGTAATTTGACACTCAGTTATCTACATAAAGCAATCAAATCAATTAACCAGTTGAGAATGATTGAGGACTCACTGGTTATCTATCGTTTGTCCCGCGC